TGAATCATCCCGCCACTCCTATATATATGTAGTATTGATATAAACTAAGTATATATTAAATATTATATATAATAATAAATCGTGTTAAGGACGAGGGGTGGTAAAGAGCGCGGCCTTCTTTCAAGTCTGGGGTCGCGTTTTTCTTTTTCTTTTTGCGGTTTTGTGTGATAATGTTTATTATAGAGAGAGCGAAAGAGTAAACGTATGGCCAGAAAAAAACTAGAAATACAAGCATCAGAAGACCAACTCGGGCGAATGTATAACGCGTTCAAATCGGGCGCACCTTTATCGTTGGCCCTAGCAGCAGCCGGGATTAGTTTGGCCACTTATTACTATTGGCTCGCGGTGGCATCTATCGTAGTCACGGCCAAAAGCCAACAAGAACTCGAGGAGATAGAAAAACTCGCGCAGAGCGGGGTCAATATACAACAAGTGCGTGACATGGCTATGAGTCAGCAAGAGTCGCGTAAAACCGCCTTAAATGGCTATGTAGAGCCAAACGAGGAGTCTTTATTACGTTATAAAAATAATATCAAGTTTAGAAAATACGCGGACCAATGCTATGCGATTATAAACGAGTGCAGCCGCCTACGTGCCGAGTTTGCGACCGGTCAATTAAACGCTATTAAACTATCAACCCTTAAAAAGAACGCGATTAATCCGTCTGGGGCGATGTGGTGGCTAGAAAGGAACATGCCGGACCAATTCGCAAAGCCAAGCGACAAAGTCAAAGAGGCGGAAGACAAGCCGGGTCTCGTTCCAAGTATCGAAGTGGAGTTTATCGACCCGAACACGGACGATACAAAACAACGTTTATTAGATATAGAGAATCAAATATTACATGATATGAAAGGGGATGGCAAAGCATAATGGCTATCAAAGTGCGCATGCCCCTTTTTTGCCGCGAAATACTCGAGAGCGAAAAAAACGACTTTTTATTATATGGCGGCCGTATCGGTGGCAAAACAAACAACACAGCGAAGATTGCGGTTCTTTGTATGCTTGCGAACCCTTATTACGACGTGGTGGTGGCCCGTGTTAGTTATGGCTCGCTCGGTGATTCATCCTACGCGGAACTGGCCGCGGCAATACAAGACATGGGCGATAATATATCCGAGGAGTTTATTCTAAAGAAAAGCCCGCTCCGTATCCAGCGCAAAGGCGATGCCGGCAATATCTACTTTATCGGTTATGGCGGCAGCAATACATCCAGAACTAAATCATTTAAACCAAAACATAAGATTAAAATAGTAATATTAGAAGAAACCCAAGAATTAAAAAATAAAGAAAACTTGGACCAAGCCCTAGCATCCCTCCGTCGTCACTATGGCGAAGGAGTGAAGGTATTTGTAATGGGCAACCCCTACCCGCAAAAGGTCCACTGGTTCAGTAAATTTATAGAAGAGAAAACCTACGACCCGGACTGGGAAGTTATGAACGTTACTTACGAGGACATCCTTCCTTTTGTTAACGACTACGATTTGAAAGAAATCATCAAAACCAAAATGCTCGACCCGGAATATTACAGGTGGTTTTACTTAGGCGAAATGACCGGTGGGTTTGGCATGGTCTACCCAATGTGGCGCGAAGATAAATATATAATAAGTAAAGAGCAATTCGAGTGGATTATAGCAAATACAAATATAAAGCCAATAGGCATGATGGTTGGCGGTGACGGTGCGGTAAATAACGACTGCACGGCCTTCGTTCCGCTGATTCTATTAAACAACGGGCAATCCGTCGTTGGACCTATTTTCTATCACAATCCAAAAACCGATGGGGTGGTTGGCTATCATCAACTGGTCCAAGATAAACTTATATTCTGGTTTGAAAAGGTCGCAGGCATGTTCCGGCTTGGAACGATAGCGGAGCACCGCATACATCCTATGGGCAGACAACTACCGGTCTGGATTCGTATAGATAGCGCAGCCGCGGACCTTATAGCGGAGTGTCGATTCTTTATGGGCGACCGCTGCTCTATTGCGCCAGTGAAAAAGGACCACGTTCCTCAAATGGTCTCCACTATACAATCCGGCATATTGAATAATAACTTCATAATCATAGATTATGGTGGCTATTGGAATTATACTACAAATCAATTTGTAAAGACAACTACTAACCTACTATCCGAGCAATTACAATCCCTGATTTGGAACGAAAAACAGGACAATTATGACCCAATAGTGCCAAACGACGTGGCCGATGCTTTCACGTATGGCGGCATCTCGTGGTATAAGAACCCAGAAAACATACAATATTTTAATATTGCGAAATCTATGAATAGACAAACACTATTAATTAGTGATATTCTAAAAAAGAAATAAAAAGGAGTAAACAACCAATGGAAGAAGAAAAGAAAATCCAAGAAGGTGCGGCTAGTTTGGCCGACACCGAAATTACCCAAGAAGTCATCGACCAAGTAAAAGAAAAAGTGGCCGACGAAGTAAGAAAAGAGGCGGGAATCGGGGAAGAGCAATCAGAGGCATTCCGCCAAATGTGCGAAGAGGCATGCATGCCTGTCGAGTATCTAGACAAAGATTTTAAATTAGGTCCAAATGAACTCGATATTAGACCCCTCTCTAAACGCAACCAAAACCAGATGTTTTTTAGAACCTTCGTTTTGCATGGCGTTTATTTAAGGAATATCTCCAAGTCGCTCATCGATATAACGAACCTTTTATTAGTCCTCGCGGATAAATTAGGTGTCACAGATATCATCCACGCGACAGATGAAGTCCTCGACAAAATTAGAGAAGAAAACGAAACTCTCAAAGCACTTATTCCAGACGATAAAAAGTCAAATTAAAATAAAAGTATAGGAGGCCGGTTATGGCAGAAAACGAAAAGAACTCAAACGTTCATGGCATAGTAGATACCCAAATTTTAAACATCGGTGTTCCGCAATGGCAAAACTATCTGGCCGAGGCGGTCAACCAGACTTATTCCTATACAAACTCGTCCCTATTTTGCTCCGTCGTTGGCGGCTATTATAGAGACTACGCGTTCCGTTTTATTAGGCCAGCGTGTCAATGGCTCGACGGCTATGTTCCAGCGATTCACTGGGGTGGCTCTGGTATTATATCCACCAGAATTGCATCGTCCCTAGTTAACGGATTAGCGAGGACCATCGTAGGCGAAAAACTAGTTTATAAAGTAAAAGGTGACAAAGATAAAAGCGCGATTGAGACCCTTCGCTTTGTATCCGAATGGGGCGAAAAAAACAACATTAAACGCGCTTTAAAAAATGCGATTGCTTTTTCTGAGGGTATCGGCACATCCCTTTTGAAAGCCAACCTTCGCAATACAAGTGATGAATATAGAAAAATCTGGTGGGAGGCCGTCCGTTTTGATAACTGCTTTTATTTGGCTGATGCTGGCCTAGCAGTAAAGGATGCCACGTTCCTCCTCCGTTCCTATACGGATACACGCGACCAAAGCAACACGGTCCAATACTTCCTCGCGGAGCATAGATTTTATAAATATTATGATGGCTCGATTCAAAAAGGCCCAGACGGTTTATGGAAAGCCGCTCACAAAAAAGGCGACAGAGTCGCTATGGTCGAATATAGAGTCCACCGCGCAGCATCAACCTCGCTCAACAATACAATGGCGACTTCTCAGGGCCGCTCAAGTGTAAAATGGACTGAGATTCCAAAAGAAATCAGAAAACTAATCAAAGAAGATTATAATACCATTAAAATCGACGAGCCGCAAGAACTCGGTCTTTCTGACCTCGGTGTAGAGGTTTTATGTAACGATGACGGAGATATTTCTATCCCGACCGGCTCTAATTTTGGCCGCTCCCTCATCATTCCAATTATCGATGACCTTTTAATCTACGAAATCGCAGAGTCTTATGCTATCCGCGACATGTATCTCGGCAAAGGCACGGTTTATATTCCAAAGAACCTCAACCTCGGGGACTATGGTATCCCAGAAACCATCGCTTTGAAAAACGACTCAGCGGCAAGCGACCCAGAGGCCATCAAGTTTGATGCATCAAAGGTCCAACCAAAAGTCAACCTCGCTCCACTACCACACGTCGATAGTGCGCTGCAGGGTGTAGGCGATAAATTTGAAACCGTCCCGGGTGTAAACCCAGAAGACCAACAATTAGTGGTTAATCAATTTAATTTAAGACCACAAGAATGGCAACTTATCCAAGAAAACGCGCTCAAACGTATCGCAGTCAAATGGGGCATGTCTCCAAAAATCCTCTCCTCCTTTTTAGCGCAGGGTGGATTCCAAATGACCGCGACTCAAGTAGACAGCGAAGATGATATTTCTATCGCCTTTATTAACCAAGCCCGTGCTATTTTCAAACCGGCAATTGCGCGTTTGCTAGAAACAACACTTAACTTCTATGGCCGAACTCATAACGTAGACATTGACTTCGCAAGCCCTAGCATTATAAATAAAGATAGAATATTAGACCGCGTTATTAAAAAACTACAAGCAGGCCTCTGCTCGCTAGAAGATGCGGTCCGCGAAATCAACCCAGACTCAGACGAGGAAACCTTACAAGCCAAAGTCGATGAACTAAAGCAACAACAAATGATGCAAATGTTAGCCGCTCAAAACGAATTTAATGCGGAGGGCGGATTTGGAAATAACGTGGATGACCTCGGTGGTGCAAACCTAAAAGGCAGCACGAGTCCGATTCAATAGTTTATGGCAAATATTAACCTAGTAAATGCTCCATATACAAATATATTAAAAGAAGGTGCAACTGATAACCTATATCAAAGCACCTTTTTGCCTATTTTTCAAAAGGCAGAAACCGACATTAAGGTTTTGATTCTTACTGCGCTATTACGCGGCACACCACTTTTTGATTTGCGCTTACAAATAGCCGGAGTCATTGCAGCAGTGAAACAGAAAATCCCTCTCGCTTTGCACGACCGCGAAATATACCTGAATGGTCTGGCCGTCAAGTCTAACGTTTTTATTCAAAAATACTATATGCCGAGTATTAACTCGTTTTATAAAGTAAAAACAGAAATCATGCGCAATATACAAACACCGGTCAGGCGGCCCGCAATTAACAACCCGCAAGAACTGCTCGACCTAGCCGCAAAACCTACCACAGAGCGCAGTTTATGGGCCAACGTGAAGGGCAGCCCAAACGTTACAAACTACGAGCGCGAACTAAAACATCGCATGCTTTCAATGGCGGAAGACCCGGTTACTACATACGAACCCGGAAAGAAACCGATTAGTTTATGGCAAAAGGCAGAACTCGACGTGCGCTGGGAACACCAAGTGCAAATGCTCCAAGACCTACGTGTTCAGGGGGTAGAATATGCATGGACCAGCAGCCACCCAAACTGCTCCAAAAGATGCCAAAAGTGGCAGGGCAAACTAATGGCTTTGAATCAAAACGCGGAAGGACCAAACTTTGTCGTTGGTAAGTTAGACGGCCACACTGTTTATTCGCTCCCAGATATTATGAATCAGGTCGATAAGTATGGCTATCGAAATAATATTATTATCGGTTTTAATTGCCGCCACCGCCTTATACCTTACAAACCGGGGGTGTATGGCCCAGAAAAATACACCGATAAGGAAGTGTCCAAGCAACGCGCTATTGAGGCACAAATGCGCCAAATGGAGCGAAAAATAAGAAACTTAAAGACAAAAGAACTTTTATGTTCTAAAATGGGTGATGTAGAACTTGCGAAAGAATACAAAAAGCAATGGAAAGACCTATTTGCCTATTATAAACACTTTTGCGAGAAGAACGGATATGCATGGTATCAATACCGCTGCAATATATAGGAGGTTAAACTATGGCATATAAAAATCCTTTACAATTGTCGGACGATTTGCTCCGTCAAGCGAGAAGACAAACCCTTAACAAACGCATTAATTATAAGGGTAATTATGAAAACTATATTAACGGTGGTTCACACGCGTTAAACAATCAAGCAAGTTTATGGGATAATAATGACCCTGAATATTTATTAGCGTTAAACGACCCAAACTCACCGGGTTGGAAAGATGAGGAATGGATGCAAGAATTAAACGATAGATACACGAACCCTCAACATAATGAAAGAGCGGGCAACTCGCCTGTTGGTTCTGGTTATAAATACATCCACCGTTATACCCCGTCAACAAAGCGCGGTCGCAGAGCCAGTGACATTTGGTTTCAGGCCGGAAGGAATGGTGCTCCTGAAAGAAAAGAAACATTAGAGCAAATCCAACGAATCGTTAACAAATACGAAGGTAAAGAATAGGAGGTCCAGACATGGCAGATAAAGTATATAAAACTATTGATTCCGCATTAGAGAATGAATACAAGAACCTCAGTGACGAGGCGATTGATAAGTTTGGAAAGGGCGAAAGACTCGACCCAGAAAAGCAGAAACGCTATGACGAAGTTAAAGGCGAAATATCCAAACAAGTGAAAAAACAAAAAGAAAAATGGCAACCAGACCAATTCGATGATATCGGTGGTGGTTGGTATGAATACAGTCACGGCCCATACGGTGGTCAAGTTAAGTTATATGGCACACCTTCTGAGTATGGAATCAATGGTGGTCGCGCTAGTAAACTATCAATCGATTATAATGGCAAACCTTTATTAAATTACGATAGAGGGTGGGACACACCAAGTGGCAAATTAGAACTCGCTCCAGAACATCAAGAATTTTATAATAAACTTTTATCGTTCCTTGACGCATACGGTTTAGATTAGGAGGCAAATAACATGGGACAAAGCGCATTAGAATTAGCAAATCAAATCTCACAAGAAACTGGATTGACTCCTTATGAGTCATATCAATTATTATTAAAGGAAATTAAAGAAAAAAATCCAGATCGTTCATGGGCAAAGCCAAGCATCTCTCAATGGATTAATGCTTTCAATCAGGGCGCGTTTAATCCTACCCACGATTATATTGCTGGTTTTCAAAATGAACCACACGACCATCCATATAATAAGGAAAGGGTCAAACAACAAATCGATGCAGGTTGGTATGATTGGTGGACTGGAGATAGATATCTCCCGGGCAAAACTGCAAAAATGGGCAAAATCATCAACCAAATTAGACCGGGTGGCAAAGTCGACCTCGATAAAAACTATGTATGGTTTAAAAATAACTTCCCAATGCAAGGGAAATTATACGATGACTTCCGTTTCGCGAGCCAAGATACAGGTGACGTTCAATTAACCACACAAATTGGAAGTCCGTGGAGCACTCGTAGATTTTCTGTATATGGTAGAACACCAAAAAACCCAGAAGGTTCATGGGAAACACCTTTATTTGAAACTGACTCTGTAAAAGATTTAATCAACTGGTATAATAGCCCGTGGGAGGATTAAAGTATGGCAGTGGAGAGGACTTTGTAAAACGTCTGCTTGATGCATATAGAAAGAATTTATAAATAAGAATACAATGAAAGAACCATTAAAACCTTATTATAGACTTCATGAGGACACCGCTTATAGTAACATCGGAAAAGAACGCGGATGGCTGCATAGTCAACCAAAAATTAGGCATATACATAGCAATCCTGCGTTTCACGATTACGATATAGAAAAAGTGTCTATTGATGACTTGATTCGCGATAATGACCTAGATAACCCAGTGGCTTTAAGCAATCACGCGGAAATTTGGAGTCCTACCGGAAATGAGGAAGATATCCATCCAGAGCAATTTAAATATTTATCTGATAAGGACCAAGACCCAACTGATATCATATATGGAACGAGAAAATTAGATGGAAGTATAAAACTATCTAACGGAAGGCACAGAATCAGGGCTTTAAAAAATAGCGGCTATACTCATGTCGCTATTCCGGTTCACGAGGCCTTAATGGATACAAATGGGGCTTTAAATGCCGACTATTATAGCGGCCAAATTAAACCGCTCCGCGTATGGCTTAAATATCTGCCATATAGTGAATTTAGTCCAGACCAACAAAGACTTATTCAAAACAAAATTAAAGGTAAAATTAAATATCTAGAATATCTGGATAGAATAAAAAATAACAAATAATAAATTCCCTCTTGCTAGAGGGTTTTTATTTTGCTAATATATAGATAGCCCACAGGACTGAAGGCGGACTCAACGTAAGGAGATGGCACGCTGATGGGTTAGCGCGAAAACCGAAGTGAAAAAACGAGCATCACGGCCAGTGCACATGGCAAATCCAGGAGTGGCTCATCTGGCGGGACAGACCTCGTAAGGGGTCTTTTTTTTCTTTTATATTGTGTATTTTGTTAGATTTGATAAAATAGTATTAGTTATAAAAATAAGGAGACTTATATATGCCTTACGATGAACCATACAAACCAGCAGATAATACTAGCGAAACACCAGCGACACTCGTGGCCAAAGGTGGCGAACAATATCGAGATGAATTGTCCCCTAACCCAGCGCATTTTGGTTTTACTAGACAACTATTCTTTGAAAAACTAAACAACGTTAGCGATTCCGTGAAGGATGCGAATACTTTATATATTGTCCCAATCAAAAATGGCGATGAAGTAGTCGGTTATTATAAATATAGATACGATTTAGTGGCCCACGCATTCGTCCGCGTAGTCGAAGTCGAACCTCAAAACGAAGTCAAGAAAGGTGCGAGCGTTCAATCAAAGGATGCCGCGGTAGTAAATAATCCACCAAAAGCGGAAGACCCACTTTTCAATAAAATCAACCGTGGTTTTAGAGAGGGTTATATTAAACCACTAACACCTAATGTTTATAAAACCGATAATTTATTTACATTAAGCAACGATATTATTGATAAATTAAGGGTTGGCGATTTTGTTTACTTATTCGCAAATGGTTATAATTTCTGGCATGTTGTTTCTTTTGCTAACGAAACAAATGTCGGCATTACTTATGTGGACAATTTAAAAATCAGAACCTACTGTTATGTAAAAACAGGTGGTGTATGGGAATATACAGAAATTTTGGAAAGTTTGGCTTATTATAATACATATAATATATGGGGTTTAGAAAGCGACTTTATAAAGATTTTAAGAGCAGGCGACATTGTTAGATATACAACTGGTGGAGTAACATTTGACTTCGTTGTTTCTTATACTTCTAATGACACAGTGGCTCTTTCTTACACCGATAATTACCAAGTTAAGACAATTTTCTATACAAAAACAGGTGAAACATGGGCATATAATAGATATGCCATCGGTGTATTACTCCCAGAAATAAACCCAGCAACAGACGAAGGAAAAATTATCAAAGTGGTTAACGGTGCTTATACGTTAGTCAATCCATAATAAATAAGGAAAGGAATCAATATATATGGCAAAAGCAGAACCAATCGTGGTTAATCCACCAAAGGAAATTGAAACCCCAACCTTTAGCAAAACCGAAATCGTCAAAATCATTAGAGAAACTGACGAGGCCGATAATTACCCAGAAGTTATCAAACTAGTCAATGATGGTATTGAAAATGGCGACATCGTTTTACCACCAGAAGTAAAGGCCAATGTTGCTCCGGGCGAGGAGGTTAGTCGATTAGACACTTTGAAAGTCGGTGATAATGATTATAAAATCCCTTATCCAACTCAAAAATTATTAGGATATAGCCAACTAGTCCAATCCGACGATGATGAACAACACCTCGAGTGTTGGTTTGGTAGTATTGCGAGTGAAGATATATTTGATGGAGGTTTAAGTTTGTATATTTTCACTTATTCAAACTGCTTTGTTATCTTCCCACTTTCTCAAACAGGTGAGGCACGCGTTCCTGCTAATTTAGTCAATGAAGAGGACGGTTCATCTGTTTTAGGCAAATTAAAAGCCACTTATAACGCACTGTCGGAAGATTTCCGTATCTCCACAAACGTCACTTTAAATATTCCATCCGATAAAAGACCTACTGCATATTTATTTAAAGTTAGAATTATCTAACAAAAATGAATTTTTACTATACCAAAAATTAAAAATAACTTAAAATAAATTTATCATAAGGAGACCAAATTTATGGCAAACAAACGTTATTATTACAAAGCGAAAGTGGGCAATGGTTATCTCAACCTCAAATCCCCATTATCCCAACGCGAACTCGAAAACTACGAGGAAATCACAGCCGAGGAATTCGAACAATTGACTTATGTTGCACCACACGTTCCAACAGAGGCCGAATTACACCAAGCCGAAGTCCGTGGCCAAATCGCAGCCCTCAAACGTCAACTCGCAGCGACCGACTACCAAGCACTCAAATATGCTGAAGGTTGGATTAGCGCAGGAGACTATGCCGAAATCAAAGCCCAAAGACAAGCGTGGCGCGACCAAATTAACGAACTCGAATCCGAATTAGCCGAATAGTAAAGGAGACACTTTTTATGCCAGAAAACAACAAATTAATCGTCCCTCCTTTCAATAAGAAGGATATTAGAGACATCGTTCAAAAGGACATCACCGATGGCGAGATTGTTTTACCAACAGTCGAGGCGGGGACGAAATGGTATCAGCACACTGTTAGTGTTACAATTGAAGGGACAACAACCACATTCCGTATTACATCACTTAACAATACAGTGATAAATAATAAAGCAAAATTAACGGCTTATGGTTATTCATTCCAATGTATATTTCAATATACTAATGGGACAAAACGTTATCCATGTGTAATAGCATCTCCAGATAATAATACACTTCATATTCAATATTTAGATGGTAATGGAGATTTTACATCAGCAACATATAATCTATCGAGTGCGACCATAACCGACACTGTCACCGAACTCTAATCTACCCACATTTATAGCATACAGCCCTCACACGAGGGCTTTTTCTTTTTCTCGGCTATTTATACCTTTTTTATACTTTCGCGCCACATTTCGCGTAATTTTATATTGTGTTAAATTAAATATATGTTAAACTAATTAATAGTTAATAGGTGACACTGCATATAGTTATAACCGAATATAAATTAACTAACCCAGATTTTTTGAAAAGGAGTCGTTGTTACATGAACGAAAAACTAGAAAAGAAAATCAGAAAACTACTCGCGAAAGCAGGCCTCGATGAAGAAGAAGTCGAAAACATCGTCGAAGAAATAAACGATTCTAACGTCGAGGACGTAGAGGAAGATGCACCCGTAGAGGAACAAGTCGACCCTACACCAAACCCTGAAGTCGTCGAGGAAGAAGTCCCGGTTGATGTCCCACCAGTCGAGGAAGTCCCTGTCGAAGAAGAAGTCGCTCCAGAACTTCCACCAGTCGAAGAAGGCGAGGCATTGCCACCAGCCGAAGAGCAACCACTCGAGGAAGTCGCACCGGTCGAACAAGCCGGCCCAGACCCAATCGTTATTGAATTACAATCTCAATTAGCAGAGGCCCAAAAAGCCATCGAAGGATTGACCGCACGTATCGGTTCGCTCGAAGAGGCATTAGAAAATGCAGGTGTTGTCGAGGGTAATAATGCCGAAGTAGGCGACGAAACACCAAAACTTACACCTCAACACGATGACGAAGGCGAGAACGTTCTCAACGATGTCCTCCGTCAAATCAATGGTCGTTAGACTAAAAAAACAAATCTATTTATTTTAAGAAAGGTATCTAATTATTATGGCACTTCAAACCGTATCCCAAATTTTAGCACCAACCAATGCTCCATATATTAATGGCTCGGCTGCTAGACTTAGATTCTCTGCCGCTTTCTTACGCGCCTTATATCAAGGATTAGTCGAAAAAGACGGCAAAGGTATCGACGACAATTTTGTCTCCGCTAGTGGGGCAGAAGATAGCGCACAAATTATCGTGCATCGTCCATTACCAACAATCATCAATCCACGTGAAATTGGCTCTTCCAAAAATGGTGCTGCCTATTCACAAAACCAACACTACACACAAACCGAATCTGTCGGCATTGAAATTTTACAAGTCGTCGATGACCCAATTTTAATCCCAAGATTCACACAAGACCATCTCCCAATCGACATTTTAGCAAATCAAGTCGAGGTCTTTGCTGCTCGTTTATCCACAATTTTAAACGGTGCAACCGCTGCTAGTAAGTATTTAGCAACATACACAGCCACACCGAAATTCACTGGCTCAACAAAAGCAAAAGAAGAATTAGTTAACGAAACAGTCGTCGATTTAACAGATAAAGATTCCATCGTCGGTTCATTCGTATTAGCCAACGGCAAATTAGACGAAGGTGACGAATCCCACGCGATTGATATCTTCCCAAGAAAGACCAGAATTTGCGTTATTAAAACCACATTTGGTCCAATCCTTAAATCCAAAGGCATCGTCCAATTAGGCGGTGCAAACGAAGTCTACAGAATCTTAAAGGCCTCTGGTGTTACCGGTGATGGCGAAAGATTAGAAGACGACGGCTACGTTGGTGACATCGACGGTGTCGAAATCAGAGAAATCTCCAACGAATCCTTAAAACACGCATCCTTATTCCTCGGATTCCCATCCTACGAATTAAAGAATAGTGCATTCCTCGGCTACATCGCATCCTCCTATGCTAATGCTCGTGGTGTCTCCACAAGTAAACAAACAAAGGTCGTCGATGAAGTCAATGGTCAAGGTGTCCGTTTATTACCATACGTCAAATTTGGTGTTGCTTGCTGGTATCCAAAGGGCAACTCCGTGTTAGTTAGCAAAGCACTCGATGTATTTGGTGATTTAAAGACCTTATTCTCAGGTTCTAACATTACCTTCAAAGTCAAAGGTGCTGCATCCCGTTTATTCCCATTATTCAGTGCATTAACAATCGCGGCCGATGGCGCAAGCGCATCCTTAACCGCTACATGCTATGATGACTGGAATAACGACCACCTCGTTGGCGCGGCCTACGTCGAAACCACAACCCCAATCACAACCGTGGATAAATTCCTCGCTGCATACAACGGCACAAGTGGCACAGACTACGTCCAAAAAGACACATGCGATATCTCCGTCGCAACAGGCGGAACAATTACTCCTGCCTCTGGTTTAACAGCCAACAACTACCTCACAGTGTTAGCAATCGCAGACGATGGCTCTGTTGGAATCGTGTCCAAACAATACACTGCTTAATAATTAATTAAGTAATTTATTAAGGGGACTCTTGAAAAAGGGCCTCCTTTTTTAATACAATAGAAATATGAAAGCATTAACAATTATACAACCTTCTCCAGACGATGACTTAGTCTGGAACGATGAATCACAAAGATACGAACTAACCGTGGCTTATTGTAAGAACAATTTTGATGTTACGTTCAAAAACGATGAGGAATTGAAAAGGAGGATTAGAAAAAACACTCGCACCGTCTATTCCTACATCAACTTACACACTGCCACAGTAAACAAGCCGGTCGTTGATTTTCTTTTGAAAAGAACCAAAGAAGGCCGCGCTTTTATCAAAGAACTTCTATCTGTTCAAATGGAGGCGGATTCTCAAACCGGTTACAACGATATCAGTTTAACACCTGCCATTTCTTTTACAGGCGGACAAGATAAAGATAGAAACCAAATCCGTGCAAACGCTATCTGCGTGGCCGCGGAAGATTTATTTATTAACAGCAACGAGTATTTTGGTGTTAGATTAGGTTTTATGGCCCAATTCCCACCTCAATATTTTATACTAGCGAGGAGCAATTAAATGGCCTATATAGTAACAAACGATGAAAGATACGATTTAAAACTATACAAACGCGACCCGAACTCACCTTACACTTATGAGGATGCCCCTTCGATTATTTTCAAAGGTCGTCCTGCTAGTCAAGCGGAGGTCAAAACTTACCGAATCCAAAAGGGAGTCAACGGCAACAGCGACTCAATTTTTATTAAAGCGAGCAATCTCCCGACAGAAGTTAAACCAGAGGACCAAATCGCGTTTTTAGGCAAAAAATGGATTGTAAAAAGTGTCGGATATTACTTCGACCAAAATCTTATTATAAATCCCGCTTGTATGAGCGAGGAGCAGATAATCAACAGATGCCCAAAAGGACTCAACTTACAATGATGGGTTTATACTTTGTCACTATCGAGTTTATATTAATCGGTATTATTGGCGGAATTTGCGGTGCAGGGCTACGAATAGAAGGCACGTTAGTAATATCCTATATGGCACTATTTTGCGCCTTTCTATGCGGCATTATGATAGCCGATATTAAATACCAAAAAAGAAAACAAAAAAAGAAGGAGTAAACAATGTTAGATTTCAATTTAGAGCAAGTCGGAATAGAAGTCACCAATCTTATCAAACGTCAGTCATGGTTTCCGTATAAAACCGGGAATCTAAAATTTAATGCCACACAGGGCGCGATGTATGATGAGACTACTTTTAGAATCCACTTTGACTCTAGCGTTGCTCCTTATATTGAATATTTAGAAGAGGGAACAGACCCACACGATATTCCTCGCGCATTTGGCCGCCCGCTCCCATTTGGTATAGGTGGCCGCTTTGATGGCAAATTCCATCCGGGCAGCAAAAAACACAAAGGTTTTATTAGTGAAAAATCCGTGAACGCTATTGTAAACTATATCGCTAATAAATATGAAGGACAGGTGGAAGTATTATGATTATATTAACTGAAGTCGCACAAAAATTACAAGAAATATTAAATGATTCTAATAACCCAATCGCTAATGGTTACGAATTCGTCGTGGCCACAGAGGGCTTTCATATTGATTCTATTGCGAATATAAAAGAAGGCCGCAATTTTATCCCTGTTTTTGTATCGTCTATGGGTGGCCAATTTAATCCTGTCCCGGAACTTAAACAAGCCACTTATTCTATCCCAATCGTTTTATATTATCCAGTCCGTTTTAAAGACGACTTTTATTTGTTAAACGAATATTTGGCCGAGGTTTTTGTCGGTAAAAAAATCACTTATGGAACGAACAGTGGAGCGGCTATCTCAAATATTAGTGTGGCGCAATATGGCGAACTCCAAAGTCTAGATTTTAAAGAATTTAATGCTTGGCTTGGTAACGTATATAAAAAGACCATTGAAAAAATGGAGGAATATATGTCCATGCAAGTTACTCTTTATCTGTCTACCGCAGATGAAGGATACATTTATGGCAATGATGTCCAAACTACCATCACAGTTAAAATCGACGACACTACTTACTCAGACATTCCGGTAATATACGATGATGGCTCTATTCAATCCAACTCGCAAGTCCAAAGCGAACAAGAATTAGGAACTAACGAATCCAAAGGTCTCCCGTTTGGCACTTCCTATGGCTCATCATTCCGCTTATATATTAAGGACGATTCCGTAACCGAAGGTGGTGTTACTACCGATGGAATTTGCATGGCTCTTTTAGGAGCGTGGTTTAATGGCAACATTCAAACACTAGACGTTAATTTAAAATTTACTATCGGCAATAAAACCTTTATTAGAAAATGCTTTATAAATAGCGCGAACCTTCCAATTCAAAAGGGTCAAATTTTAGCAATTACATTAACTTTCTCACCAAAAGTCGAGGATGATGAAGAGGACGAATAATTATGCCTGATTATAATATTTATGTTAGAGCAATAGGAACTAGCAATGCCTCGGTAGATAATCCAACTGTTCCGTGGTCACAACGCGAAACTACAAGTCCGACTGTCCCGTGGGGGCAAACCGAGGGGAATTTCACCGGTTTTAATGCGGGCAGAGTGGCCCGAACTGCTGCGATTTTTTCAAATCCGGATTCTATAATCGGTGGTGCTATTAGCAAAGGAATGAAAGCCCTCCCAGCCATAGCAGCCGCCTATGCAGTGATTAAAACTATTGAGAAGGTATATGAAACATGCCTCGATTTTTCTACTTTAAAATCTGGTGACTATGGGCCACAGATTGCTTTTGAAAATACAAGAAAAAGCATCGGTAATATTTTTAAACCGGTCAGCACTTCTATTAATGCATTAAGGTCGCAAACACAAAACCAAGTCGACAATCAAAGAAGGTCGCAAAACCGAGAACTTTTAGGTGATAGTGTTATAAATAGTTATACGAATCGGGGGATATAATATGAAAATATATATTAACGATTTTACTAAACCAGTCAAAGCCGAGATTTTGCCGGTAAATACCCCAACACTCGACGAAACACTCGAGACCTTTTCATTTGCTCTATTGTCTACTAAAAAGTCGCTTAGCGCGTCCAAAATCGCGCCAATGCAAAAAGTAAAAGTCGAATTTGAAAACACAACAAATGATGTTGCTTATTTTTATTTAATATCAGACTCGGTCGAGATTTTTTCTACAAATCCGGTCCGTTATAAACACACTATTTCATGCATTCAAAATACGCGCGAACTTTCAAAGCATAGTGTTAGAAATTCCGTTTTTACTCAGCCGGCATATAAATATAAGAAATCGATGACTCCTATTATTGAATGTTCTTATTTGCCTGATGCTCAATATCCAATCGCTGCTTTAGAATTAGCAACAGACACCCCGGCTTATGTTGCGGACAAAGGAACAACACTCGGGATTACTACCCGCGAAAAAGTAAAAAAAGCATATATAGAAATCGATGTTCAGGCCGCTATTAGATATATAAATAATGGTATAGAAACTAAAAAGTGGTTTTATCCAACCGACCTCACAGATTTAAACGATGAATTACCACAAAATTTATCTCAAAATAGTATTTATTTAAACGATGATGATACAAATACCCACGTTTTGATTACCCCAGCCGATTTAGGTTTATCAGCATGGGAGTTTAATAAAAAAATTGAATGTCCACTTGTTAAGGAATATATAGAAGATGGCAAATTAGACTTATATCTATCTACTGCGGGAGTAGGCCAAAATCCGACGATTCTATTTACAGGCGGCAATTTTGCATCATCAGGAACAGTCCCACTTTTTATTGCGGTCCAAATGCGCATCGTAGTGGAGACCTATTATCATGACTGTTATAATATTCTTAATTTGCTTATTGAAAGGCAAAAACAAGAAAACGATATTAATACAAATAGAACCCCGCTTTTTTCACTACCTAGTGACCCAAATGATAGTTTATATAAGTTATTAAAAAATACTGTCGCACCTAATTTCTATTTCACTCAACTTACCTTATACGAGTGTGTGGCCGAGGTATTTCGCTTATTTGATGCGATTTTCAATATGGATGAAAATGGGGTTCTCGGTATTGAATATTTTAATGATTTAAGTGGCGAAGTAATAACTCCAAAACTAGTGGGTAAAAACGAAACTATAAGTGAGGACAAATATACAAATGGATTAGTGGCCTATTATCAGGATGCTAGACCAGAGCAGACCTTCCCGTCTAATAATGCTTATACGGGGGTCAGGGGCAGCCAATTAGGTGTGCCTTTAAAAGAGGACCGCTATTTTATATTAGGCCATAAAATCTCATCTATTATTGAATTAAAAACAAAAATTAAAGGTTTAACCGTTTTTCATTATTTAAGTGGCAGCAAATTAGAATCAGCGATTGATGGAGATTATGTAATAGATTTAACTGACTGGGTAGTCACAGAAGATTTATGGACTCAACTTGATGTAGATAACGATGACGGAACAGAAAATCCACGCAAACTAATTCAAGCCAACACTCTGCATTTCGCGGAGGGCGATAATAAAATCGCTATCGGTGCGCTTTATCAAAAAACGACCCTTACAATAGACTGGTCCACCGTTTATTATTCATTTTGGAATTGCCTCAACTGCGCGATTTGCGGACAATTTGGAATCAAACACGATGGAGCAGACCTCCCAGATTATTCAAGCCCACAAGAAGACAAATTTAAAGATATACTGCTCCAAGCGACTTATTATTCAATAGTCGATGGCAGAACCAAAGTCGAATCTCTAATTAATAAATATGATGGCGAAACACTAATCGACCAATATAATGGGGCGGTAGACCTTAATAAAATGGGATTAAATATGCTCGGTCTTTCTTTGAAATTAGGAGAGCCGACTCTCAATGCCGCTCATATTATTTCCACATGGGATAAAAGAATCAAAACCGGGCAAATATACAACTACGAAGGAGCGACATGGATTGCGAACGTTTGCTCTTATACTTTACTCGGCAATGGCTACTTAAAGGGCCAGATTTCCTTTGTTAAGAATTTTAATCAATTAGCATTAAGAACCCAATTATTACGCGAAAAACGAATGAGCAATATTTCGCATCAACTTACAATAAAAAGTGAAGATAACTATATTGACCACGTTTATTTTTCTTCAAAAGAAATCGCAGAGTGGTCCGATTCCGGTAACCCTCGTTTAATCGGTATGGCACACAATAATACGTCCAGAACTTATTTTTATAAAGCATTAGCAAATACATTTAAAAACGTCTATGATATCGAGACCATCGGCATTGCTACTATATCAAAAGATAATGATATAAAATATACAAACTCTAGTAATATGGGCCACGGAACAATTGGACCTTCCGGGGATGAATATCAATCAATCGTTACACTAACTGTTAACGATATAAATAGCCGCGATAATATTGAGGTCATTTTTACTAATAATAGTGGTTATCCTGTTAGCACCGATTATACAACATCTAGAACATCAACAACCGTTATCATTACATTAACCTGCACCACTCCAAATGAGGACCACTACCTTGAGATTTTTGATGATGTGAATTATACGGTTAATATTTCTAATGGCTACGCGCAAGTTTATCTTCCGCTTGTTAAATATGGAGCAGGGAATGCGCTCTGCTTTGAGATGGCTTTTGAAAACCCAATGTCTGCTGGCAATCAAACAACGTCTGAAACCGGCTGGTTTGGTAATGACTATTATTTCACAACAGCGGTTAAATATACCGATGCAGACGGATTCAAAGATGATTTTAATATTTATTTATACTTAAATAAAGACTATGAATTCGACCAATATTTCCCACAAATTAGCCAAAACAAAATCGACCCAAATGATGCACAACTAAAATTAGAGAATTATTATTATTATAAACAACCTAATGAGATATTTGCTATCAACTATGAATTGATTTTTTTACCGGGCGACATTTTAAATGATTTTATCGGCTCGGCATTTATTGATGATAACTTTTTAGTAAATAACAAGACTAACGAAAATAAAAATTGTTATTTATATTACTCTACAAGTGATGATTCTAAATATAGTGTTTTAGATATAAAAGGCGAGGGCAATTCTACACCAGTCACTTCATTAACTGCGGTAACAGGAAGGATTGACGTTTATTTTAGCAGTTTATCCGATGTTAAATCGTGGGCTTTATGTGATGAAAACGCGAACATTCTGTTTGCTAGTAATAATGGCTGGAATGGAACTAATGACCATGTTTCTATTTATATTTATTTGAGTCACGATAGATTAGATTAAATTCTATTCTATTAAATTACATTAATTTAGTTTATATTTATATTATGAGACAAAGGAGCAAGAACTAATGAGCATGTATATATTATTTAATCAAGATGGTTCATTAAAGGCCACGAACTTGGCCGACTTTATTGTAAAAGGCGAGAATAACCAAAAATCGATTTTTATTGGAATCGAAGGTTTAACCGAAATAAACGACCTCGTTGCCGAGGTAGATGCAAAACTACCGGCCGATGGTGTTGACCCCATTGCTATCACTTGCGAAAGCGACTCTCAAACTATCGATGACCATCTTTACTATGGATGGACCTTACCTATTACAGCCAATTTAACGGCCTATGAAGGTATCGTTTATGCTAGTTTAATCGTTACATACGAAATCGCTAACACTACCTTTGTCACCTATAATTTCAAGTTGGTCGTTAACCCAAGTGTTATCGCTCCAGACGATGTCGAAGTAAATATTAGCATCGCGCAATATCGCTTACTTTTAAGTGCTTTAAATCAAAAAAGGTCACTTGAGACGTTCCCTCTTTCCGTTTATGCAGTAGATGAAAGTGGCAATCAAACCACTTATAATTTAGATACAGCAAATATGCCTGATGGCGAAGTAGTAAAACGTGGGGACAACCAAGAAATATGGGTTCGTAATAACCCAACTCAAGATTACGAGGCCATCCATAAAAAATATGCCGACGATAATTTTGTAAAATGCATCCCTTATTCTAGAGCGCAAAGTCTAACAACATTAATGAGTTTAATTTTGCTTTTAACCCCGACTTTATTAACAACTGAGTGTAAAGTAATCGTCGAATTGACTCAAAGAAGATATTATACATGTGCTTTTTATAATCAAGGAATATTGACCACAATAGAAATTGAGGACCTTACTTCTTCAAATAGATGGGAAGGAACTTTTAATGATTTTGGTTTAAGCAACCTCGCACTTTCTGATTTTATTTCTACCGACAACACCAACCAATATCTCAAACCTTACGCCTTAAAAAGTGAAATCGCTCATATTTACAAGCATGTCCTTTCTAGTTTAGGCACAAACTTTAGATTGGTGGTTTACTCTACCGATGGAACTGACTATTCCGGTCAAGTATATTCAAGTGGCAGTTTCACAATTAAAAGTTTATTAGAAGGCGCATTAAGAATTGATATTGAAGGTTATCTTTCATCGGATGCTAATAAAAACATTAGACACTTAACTTACGATAATATTTCTGGTGGTGGCGGTTCTCCATTAACGTTTACTTTTTCAAAGGTTAATGATTTCTATGGAACGACAGCAAACACTTTTACAATTTGCGCTGCTGACACTAGTCTTAATATTTCAGATATAGTGACCGAGTTATAGGAGGTATATAAATGAAAAAGAAATGCATCGTAATAAATGATTCAAACGGCAAGCCAATCGTGGTGGCTGGTCTTAAAGAAATCGAACCACGTGATTTTAGTGAACTAGCCAAAGAGGCAGCCAATAACTACGTCAATAAAGTAATTCTATTTAACGATAAGTTTAATCAATTACAAAAACAAATCGATGATTTAAAAGCAGAAATTAAAATTCTCAAAGGGGAGGACTAATTTATGTGGGAACAACTAACCGAATTTTTAAGTCAGTTTTTTGATAAAAAAGTCGTGATTATAGTCGTCACGATTCTTTCGCTATTATATGCGGCCGCAGTTTTGCTTTCAAAAACCTCATGGGGCAAAAAAGCAATCCGTCAATTAACCGAATTAGGCCAAAGAACCGCGCAAACAGCCGACAACGCGCTTAAAACGGTCGAGGACTATAAAAAACACGCGGAAGATGAATTTATCGCCTACAAAGCCGAATGTGACCGCAAAGTCGCTGTGGCAATTTCCTGTTTTTCTTATTTTGAATCATCCCTTTTAGATGCAGTTAAACAAATCCCTAATAAAAAAGTCCAAGACCGCGTCGCTGTAATCGAGCAAGAATATCTTGAAAAAAAGCAAATTCTATCTGAGGAGTTTGGTGCTATTTATGATGACTTTGAAATAGCGGTGCAAACTCGCGTGGATAATATAGAGGAGCAATATGCGAAAAAGTATGAGGAATTATACGCGCAAATTGAGAACCTCAAACTACAAATCGAGCCATTTAAAAAACCAATCGATGAAATATTAGACAGTGTCCAACCTTTAGAGGAGGCCGAGTATGAGCAAGAAAACGAGAACACCAACCCAGAACAAGAGAACTTATAAATTCGTTTCTAAATCATTATTCGTCGGTCAATTCTTAGCCGTTGCCGCACCTTACCTCGTAATCGGTGGTGTTCGCTTTAACGATTATTTTATCGAATACGACGGCATTAAAATGAGCATTGCATCCGTGATTGCTTTTGTAGTCATGGGTGTTGCTATTTGGTGTGTGGCTAAGAAAAAACTGCAGGCGACCTATGTTGGCCTTATTGTCGGCTTTGCTATCTTTGACGGAATCCTATGGCTAATTGATGAGATAGTTTATGACATGAAATATATTGTTTTATTTGGTATAATTGGTTTATTCATCGCATTTGGCCTAGAAAAAGGGTCTGAAAAAGCAGACGAAAAGGCAAAGAAAATCCAAGAAGGCATCGAACTTGCCGAGCGCGAGAATACCCGCGATGCTTATCAACAAGAATTAGCAGATAAGGAACAAAAGAAGGTCCGAATTAAAATCAAAAAATAAAAGGAGTAATTTATGAGAGTAGTCGAAGGAGTAGACAGAATTAATAATCTTTTAGATAACTATGTAAGCGTTATATCGTCCAAGAAGGAATGGCTATTAAAACAAGCATTAAACGTCCTCTTGGTTTTTGTCGTATTGCTAGTGTTTGGCTGCCTAGATTTTGCGCAGTTAGAATTCCATCCGGAATACCTATTAAAATGGAACTATTGGTCCGCGGTAATTCTCAAAGCGGTGGTTTCTATTCTGGCATTCAATTTAGGCATCAATTTTTTATTAGATACTGAAATCAAAAAAGACGGAATCTTACAAGACAATATTAGACGTTATGACCAACTTAACAATTGTAAAGCGGAGGACTTCCCTTTCTATACTATAAAAGTCTTTAATGTAGATAATAAAAAACGCGCATATATAAATCATATAAACCACCAGATTTATAGATTAAATCGTTTCTCTCGTAGGCGCGACCGCTTGCTATATAACTCTACTCTGCCGGAGCATATAGAGGCGAAAAAGAAAAACCGTTATTGTATAAAACGTGGCGAATTAGAGGCCCTGAAAGAGCCGGAATATATAGAGCGCAATATTGAGTCGCTAGATGTAAAATACGTCGAAGTCGACCCCGCTTTATTTGAATTAGAAATCGACGGGTCTACAAAAACCCAAAACAACCAAGTGGTAGGTTCTATCGCGAAAGGTAGAGCAAAAGCCAGCATTAATATTGTTATGGTTTCCGTGGCTATTTCCTGCTTTTTAGCAGCGGTGGCCCTCGGGGTAGATAAACAGGAATTCGCAAATGCCGCGGTTAGATTCTGGCACTACTGCTTAAAGGTCGTCGCAGATATTGGTGTGGTCGCATGGCAGTTATTTAATGGCACAATGAAAACCCGCAAAATTGTGTCGACTCAACTTACCACCCCGTTTGTAAACAGAAACAAAGTCTTAATTGGCTATTATGGGTGGCGACAAGTTAATGGTAAAGAAGTCCCTCAATGCTATTTAAATATTTTTAAAGAAAAAGATGAAACTCCAACCATAGAACTAACGGAAGAAGAACTCAAAAAACTAATAAATAAGTAATATATAAAAAGAGCCGATTTCCCGGCCCTTTTATTTTGGCTTGAGTATTTTATCGACCTATGGCCTAATCAAGCCCCATTCCGCGAATTTTTCAAAACCACCGATAGATTTTATATATTCGCGAGCGATACAAACAATCTCGCCATAAGGTTTCCCATCAACATACTCGTCACCGATGGCGCAGCATAACTCGACTGGTTTGCCTTCTTTCTGGGCTTTTAAGAAAGCATAAATATTAACGCTAACGTCGGCCTTTGAGAGGTCCTTTCCGTGTAAACCACCGCCTGTAACGCTATCGCCCATGTCCGACCCTAATTTGCGGTTCGTTGCGCCTGCATCAACGTCCGTTCCACCGGTCCACTCGCCTAATGGATTAATAATGGCATCTTTACCCCAATGCGCGGCAAGCACGTTATTTGCGACGTTACTTTGGCAGACGACCGTCTTTCCGGTTTTTTGGTCGTATATATACTTACTATCAAATGGCCAGATATCGTAAGCAATACCGACTGCTGTAGTAAGAGAACGTTGCTCCGCGGTAACAGGGACTCCTTTGAATATACCATTATCCCCACAGCGGAATTGACCGACTTGGTTTCCGGCTAGATGTGGGTCTTGCGCGACTTGGATATATTTGACGTTTTCAATTTTAGAAAGTCGCCAAACGATACTTTTTACTATTTCGCGTGAAATTTTAACAGAAGTCTCCACGATGACTGTCGCGTGGCCATGCCCTAATAGGACCTCCACTGCTATTTTTGGATTTTTTTGATGCGCGTAGGCAACATCTACGATTGCACCCGCTATTCTATCCGCAATCTTATCTGGATGTCCGGGTGAACACTTTTCAAACATAATAATTCCTTCTTTCTATAATAATTCGTAACCACCATTTAAGAACCATTGACGAACCGAGGGGGTGATTTTCACTCGGCCGGCTAATACACGTTCTATGTATTGTCTGCTGACCCCACATTTTTTTGAGAAACTATTAACGGTTAACTTCTGGGTTAATAGCCATTTTCTAAAGCGCAGGTCGGCCGCTGGTGTGATATAATTTCCATCTTTGATATGGGACATTTATTAGTCCTCCTTTCTTTTTACTTTTGGTTTTTTCATTTTATAGAACTCGCGCTTGTCGATTGGTCTAACTACTGTTAGCAAGTAGATGCCCTTTTTATATACATCTAGAAACAAGCGGCCTGTTCCTTCCTCTATTACGATGGTGCAAAAGTCGTCCTTTGTCACTCCAATATTGACTGCTTTCATAACAATACCTCTTTAAGCAATTCATATTCATTTCTTTTTAATGCTTGGTTAGTTCCTACTGCTAGATTATAGCGAGATAAATTAGGACTTGTTTTTAACCAATAAACATTTACATCTTTCTCTTTAATAATCTCTAATGCTTTAAGTTCTTTTTCAAGGGTGTCGCAACACTCATTTTTATCAAAGTCATTGTTATATGTCGCAGGGCAAGTTTCTTGCCTAATTCTTTTTAATGCCTCTAAACCTTTACTCATCTTTGTTCTCCTTTTCTTTGCCTTTGTTTTTTGGTTCATTGATAGCACCAATTAGCATAAGCAATAATATAGGTGCTAACATTTGAAATACCTCTAAAGTCAACAAGTAATCATATTCATTGATAGTGAATAAACCAATTACAGTAAACAAACTTAAACACGTTGCTAATGTATAACACAATATACTAAATAACCATTTTCTCATAACAACCCCTTTTATTTGTAATAAGCAATTAGCAAATCTGATGCATTTTTTCTTATAAAAAACACATTACTTAATTCATTATCAAATGTTAAATATCTAGCATAAGTATAATTCGTTGTTCTATATTCACTACCACCATAGACAACATTATCTTTTTCTATATAGTTGTAAACAACAGTTAGTTCACCTGTTTCTTTTGAAATATTGTAAAGCACATTTTCATATCTAGCGATGATTTCAACTTGTTTATTTGAAGAACAAGCAGTCAATAGTAAAATAGATAATAATAACAATTTCTTTTTCATAACAATTCCAACTCTCCTTTATCGTTTACCTTATATTTTTTATCAACAATAATAGTGTATAGTTTTGCGTTTTTTAAGAGGTCATCATTTTCATATTTTTTGAAATACTCATACATTGGTTTGGTCATAAAAAGACACCAATCTTCAATAATGTATTCGTTGTTCATATAAGTTCCAACTCTCCCTTATCGTTCATTTTTGCGACATAGATAAGACCTTTGTCTGTCCATATAGCACCATAGATTTCACATTCCTTTAAGTATTCTAATCTATCCTTAACATACTTAAATTTTTTTTCGCTTTCATCACCATATAAGATATAAAGTATGTAAGGGTTTTCATTTTGGTTTTTAATAACAACATCATCACACAATTCTTCAATGGTGTCGGCAATTTTTATGTTTTCAACACCTAACTGATATTTGAAATAGTCAACCTCTTTGTCATCTATCGCAAAACAAATTGTTTCTTTTGTTCTAATGTATTTCATGGTAATACCTCATTATTGTATCTATTCATTTCGTGAATTATCCTTGCCATTAATTCAAGTCTATCTGGATTCAATCTCATTTCTAATTGGCTACTCTCAAACCAAAACTCAAAATTGTCATCCTGCCAAATAATCTCAAAGATTTTACAAGAATTGCCTTCTTTGTTCTTATAAGATAAGCCACTATCAATATCGCTTTGTTTGTAATCATAAACCATAATTGAATTAATGCTTAAATCATTGCCTAATTCAATAGCCATAAGTAAGTCTTTTTTTCTTTCGCCCATATCTGTTCCGTCAATGAACTCTTGAATTAATTTTGTAATATTTTTCATAACAATTCCTCCTTATAAATTAGATATTAAATATATAATAGCGAGTATTATAATCGGGATTAGTAACCCCACCATAATGACCGTGTCATATTTGGTAACGCGCCTGAACCCGTAAATCATAAGGTTGGCGATACCTTTTACCAACTGCAGAAATAACATGCAGGAGAGGATGAGCATTATAACCATAATCGGACTCATTTGGCTTTCCTTCTTTCCGGGACGGATAATATAAAGAACGCGAGTGTAGTAACTGAGTTTTTTAAATGGTAACCCCAACCGACTCCGCCTTCTACTTCATAGCCCCAACCGACAATTTGAAATTTGTCATCTTCATCCAGCGATGTATGGTCGTGTATGTGTTCAGTCATCTCTGCTAGAGCAGTGTCTATTTTATCAAATACTCCGAGGCAAAAGATACCTCCATCTTTGTCTATTTCTAAAATCAACGTCCATTTTTGGCTCATAGTATAAACCTCCTTTTTGTCGGGCCGGCAGGGGCTTTCTCAGGCCTCAAATCGTCACGTTGGAATAAATAGTCGCGTGGCGGGACAAAGTAGGAGTGCATCGTTTTTTTGGTGCAATTCCAACTATCCCAGCAGACACCGTCTACTACGAGCGAAACGTGATGTGAACCCGGCTTTACTATATAAACCCCTTTAGCGTGGGTGTTCATAAATTGCTCGAGTGTAATTTTCTTATTATATACATCGCGTGGCTCTTTGCAGTAGGTCCACCCTTTTTTCTCGAGGTATTTAACGACGGTTTTATCGTTGTTAAATGGATATCCGATAGAAATACCCAACTCGGTCATTTCGCGGATTGTCTGCTCCCATGTTTGACCGAGCGCGACCGAAATAGCGCGGGCCACACAGTCATCGGTATTTTTACCCTTTGGATTGACGTTTACAAAATGGAACGTCGCGGTTTCCTGTCTGTATTGGACTCTCATATTTTTACCTCCTAGCAATAGATGGGTCTTTCACCCCATGACCTTACAAGCGCGGCAATATCTATCTCGACTCCGTTTTCAAATAAGCGGATATCCCATACACCCGGACCAAACCACTTATCCTTTACAAGCGCAATCGCATCTTCGTAGGTGTCGCGTTCATAGTCGAATGGTCCGTATGGTTTGAAAACCCTGATTAAGTATTTCATATTATTCAAACTCCTCAATTGTATGGTCGAGGTCGCTGTATGGTTGGCTGTCGCCTAATACATAATATTCGTAGTGGCAATCGTAGACATAGAAGACCACTTTCACTACCTCGTGCCATGTTCCGTCAATTTTTACTTTCATCTTTGCCATACTAATTCCTCCGTTTTAGTATGGGGGTTTAACCCCCATACCTTTCTTTTAATTGCTGGTGATATTGAGCCATCCCCATTTCGAGGTATTTCCGGGCGAGTTCTATTTCGCGCTCCCATGCTTTACCTCCCTCTTTAAGTTTCATGGCCTTTTTATAGTGCTTTTTAAATTGCTTTGCAGCCTCGGTTTTTGCCATATTATTTGACCTCCTTGATTGTATATGGGATGTATATATCCCCGCACATCATTTTCATTGTGTGGATGTGGTTTACCGCGTAATTGTAAGCGGCCTCTTCGCTTTCAAAGTCAATGTTGACTTCGTAGTAATCCATTATAAGTCTGTATTTTGCCATATTTATGTCCTCCTCTGGCATTACTATTGTCGCTCTTATGGTTGCGACATGCAACTAGTTTTTAAACAAAATAAAAAGGAGCGGCCACTTTGATAATATTAATATGGATTAGTCTAGTAAAAGGAAAATATTATTAAGTATGAAACGTCGATTTTAAATTGGCTGCTCCATTTGACCGTTCAAACCCCGTATAATAGGACCAACGACGGTCTGGGTAATCGCGGGCTGAGTGCGACCCGGGATTCCGTTCTTTAATATTATATTAGTCTAATAAAGAGATAGATTCAATTATAGGTGTAGGAATATCGCATTTTTTACCATCTCGGATTAAATAGCAGTTAGCAGATGCGCCACGATAACGTAAATATCGTTTTACAATCACGTCGGCATAGCGTGGGTCGATTTCCATAGTATAACATGAGCGCATGGCTTGCTCGCAAGCGATAAGGGTAGAACCAGACCCGCCAAATAAATCCAAGACCAGCGCGTTTTGTTTACAGCCAAAATCAACAAGCCAACCGATAAGGTCGAGCGGTTTCATAGTAGGATGCTCCAGACTACGTTTTGGTCTATCAAATACCAGAACGTTATCGATAGTGCGGTCGCCTTTATCAAAATGGGCCGCCCCTTCTTTCCATCCAATAAGGATTGGCTCATAGCGGTAGTGCATCCAAGCATGACTCATAACAAATGTATCTTTGAGCCAGATTGCATTTTGATGCCATTTGAAACCAGCGACTTCGTAGGCATCGCGGAAGTTTCGCTCCTCTTTATCCGCGTGGAATACAAAGCATGGGCAACCCGGCTTTGCGCATTCATACATATTTTTAAATGCTTTAATTAAAAAATCTTTAAAATCGGCATCTTCTTTTTTGTCGTTTGATATTTTTAGTGCATCAGCGGTTTTGCCTACATAGTCCACGTTATAAGGTGGGTCAGTAAGAATGAGGTCGATTTGCTTTCCGTCGACGAGGGCCTTTACTTGCTCCGGTTTAGTAGAGTCCCCGCACATAACGCGGTGGTTTCCTAGCACGTAGATGTCGCCCGGTTTAGATTCTGGGTTTTCTACTAGAAAATCGTCTTCATTGAAATCGTCGTCTGTGACCTCTACAGGTTCAGTTTCTTTCAAAAAGTCCTCGAAACCTAAATCCTCAAGCGAAAACAGCCCGTTTAAGGCGCGTAATTCTTCATCGAGGTTGTCTATATCCCACTCGCTTAACTCGGCCGACCTATTGTGAGTTAGCGCGTATGCTTTGCGTTGTTCGTCTGTAAGGTCATCGAGTCTAATACATGGGACTTCTTTAAATCCTAATTCTGTCGCGGCTATAAGGCGGCCATGCCCTTCCACGATTATATTTTTATCACCCCAGATACCAATCGGGTCATTAAAACCAAACTCCTCGATGCTTTTTTTAATAACCTCTACATCTGCCGCTTTATGTTTGCGGGCATTTTTCTCGTATGGGGTAAGTGCCTCAATCGGCAAATAAACAATTTTTAATTCCATGTTGTTTACTCCTTCAATATTTCTATATTAACAAAAGAAAAAAGGGTTCGCACCCTTTTTTTAATTTTTGGTTTGCCTATTTCAAAATGCAATCTTCGACGTTGCTTTCGCTATTCATAAGCGTTTTAAGGATTACTTCCTGCATTGCGCGGAGCGGTTTCATTCTGGCCTTAAGGTTGTCGATGCGGCATTGTAATTCGTTTAATTGGTGTTGGCAGTCGTCGTATAAGGCCTGTAAGGTTTCCGGGGTATCTCTATCCGAGAAACAAATGAGTCGATATCCTTTCTTATCGCTAGTGGCGACGATTGGATAGTAGTTAGCAACCTCCGCGAGTTTTTCACGGATTGCGCGGTCGCTGATATTACCCATGACTTCCATCAATTCTTCTTTGGTAAATACGCGATTGGCATCTCCGAGCATGTAGGCGGCTAATGCGCTGGTTCTTTGAAATTCTTTTTTTGCCTTTTGGCTTTGGTCATAATTCTTTGATGACTTTCTTTTTGACATTTTCTATGTCCTCCTTCTATATTCCCCATCCCCTTTTTCACATCGCGGCTTTGGACGCGCATCGGCAGGGTTAAGAACGGAGGTCCGTTCTATTTTTTCATCTCTTTATAGGCATCGACCCAATCGATATTTTTAATATCCGCATATATATTAGCGACTTCTCGTTTGCGAGCCATATATACCTCGACCATTGTGTCGTATTGAGCGGCTGCTTTATGATGGCGCATTTCCTCTTCCTGTTCTCTAAGGTCCATATAGAAATGCTCCATTTTATCGTATTCATTGAATTTATCGATGAGCATCTCGAGAATTTTATCAACGGTCATCATATTATTCCGCGACCTCCTCGATTTTATATTCGAATCTAATGGTATTTTTGCTCATTTCTTTGTCGATACTAGCGAGCATTTTAATGGATCTTTCTGTAGATTCGAATTTGTAGGTGTTAATGCCTAATACTTCGTTGTTTGATTTTGCGATTTGCGTGATTGTAAGTTTTGTCATTGTTATGTCCTCCGGCCCTTTGGCCACCACTATTAACGCTCTGTTAGTAGCAACATGCAACTACTTTTTTTAATCATCGAAAAATTGTCCGGTCATATCTTCAGTTTTGTGATTGATTGCATCCAAGTCTTTTTGATACTCTGGAGGCACTTCTTTTGGCTGCTCTTGGTCTGGTTGCGGAGTAAAGGTTGCGATGCCGTTTTTCTTAACGTATAGTTTCCCGTCCCAATATACCGCGTAAGGAGTGGCCCTCCAAGAGAAAGGTTTAATTCCCGGATTGTGTATAAAGTAAGAGGCAATGAACACCTCTGCTCTATCTGGTAAAACTAGCAATTCTTCATTAGCGACTAATTCATCAAATACTCCGCGGTCATAGCCCAGCGAATCAAGAACCTGCAGCGGATTTGGAACGAACCCGTTTATCGCATAGAAATTGAGAGCCACATAGTATAACTTGGCTTGATTGCTGACCTTTGCGAAATGGTCGTTAAATAGAAAATTAAAATTAAACATTGTGTAGTCTTTCATTAGTTTATCCTCCCCTCTGCATAGCATACAAAGGTTTTAATTTTGGTCGCGTATTCGACCTCGTTTTTTACTAGCGCATCGTTGCAGCAGTCTTTTGAAAGATGGAGTAAAAATATGGCTTTGGTTTCCGATAGGTCCATGCCCCGCAGCACCTTTTTTACTCCGTATAAACTCATGTGGAACGATGCCTGACGTTTGAATTTGAAAACGCGGCCTTCATCCCCTTCGAGCAGGGCTTTATCCATGATGGTTTCTAATTGTTTTCTAATATGATTACATTCAATCATAATATAGTTATATTTATATTTTTTATCTAGAAACTCGCTCTCTAAATGGCGGGTGTCCGTAGCAAATAGCAAAGACTCCTTATCGCTAGTGTAAAATATAAAAGCATAGCATGGCACGTCGTGATATACCTTAAAAGCAAAGGCCTGAATCCACTCAGTTAGTTTAACCGGCTTTTTTAAAGGTTGGTCTGCTATATACGGAGCAAGAACCGGAATGCCTAGTGAATCAAATGTCGCAATTTCTAACGCGTGGTCTTTATGGCAGTGAGAAACACACAGGGCTTTTACTTGGTCGATGGCGATATCGTAGGCGGCCATCCTTTTTATAATCGTTTTGTAAGGTAGGCCGCACTCGACCATTATATATTCATCGCCTTTGCCGAGGAGATAGCAATTGCCGGAACTGCCACTTCCTAGACATATAATTTTTAATTCGTCCATATTACTACCTCCTCGCTTAATTAATTATTCCTCGCTGTTATTGTCAGCGAAAAGTGAATCAATCCCGTTTTGGACTTTTTGGTGGACCACACCTTCTTTATCCACTACCTTTTCTGGTTCAGGTGTTGGTTCTGGTGTTGATTTGGCCTCAATTTCCTCGGTATCTACTACAGGCGCACCGCTCATTTCTAATACTTCATTGGCGGTATGACTTGGTCTATAAACGTCCGCATTATCGAAGGTCTTTTCATTCAATTCGCGGGCTAATGCGCTGCTGTAATCTATCTGCACACGCTTGACCGCATTTAAGATTAATTTAGTAATAATCATCTCTTCGCTAGAAAGGCCCGTGTAGGTGTCATTTACATAAGTCGCGATTGTTTTATCGGTCAATAATTCATCGAGCGTCATATCGGCTATTTTTAGCAAAATATCGTCCTTTTTAGAGTCAAACATAATCGATTGTTTGATTTGCGCTTTGATATTAGTAGCGACCGATTCACGTTCCGCGATGCGGTAGTCAATAAAGCCGTCTTTATATTTGATAGGAACGACAACGCGGACCACCTTACCGGTCGGGTTTTGCTCGCTCCATTCTGGGTCGATTAAATTAATACCTTTGTGATAAGGATACACGAAAGGGTCTCCTTCATGGACAATCCATGCAGGATAAACGGTTAGAACGTCGCGGCCGTATTCAGATAGAATTTTTAGAATTCCTCTATATTGAGGTTTTACTTCTATTTTCTTAACCCAGACGTTGTCGCGTTTTTCTTTTCTAACGATAGCGAATAACTCCCGGTTGTCGGTGTTCAATTGATAAACGATGGCATATTTGATGGCATCGTTGATGGACTCGCGGTCCACTTGCTCTTTGAATTCAGGTGTCCCAAAATCGAGACCTTCCTTTTTCAATAAAACGTTGATTTGGCACAGGATATTATATCCGCACACCGCTTGGTATGGTGTGATGTTGCCGATGATGGATTTGAGACCGTCTCCGATTGCGGATACATAGTCCCTCTGAGCAGCCATGAGACTTTTTGCTGGCTTGGCTGGTGCGTTTTCAATTTCTGGCATTTTACTTTCCTCCTTCTACAAATGCTCCGATGTATTGAATATCGTTTTTAGTGGCTAATTCATTTAACAATTTAGTCGTATGAGAATCAAGCGACTCCATATTATCGATTAGGATTGGCAGCGGTAATAAATTAAATAATTGTAAGAAGGTCGCGATGAACCTCACTCCTACAAATGTGCGCTCCGCATAACTACCGCGGTCAAATGGAAGTCCGCTTTCTGGGAGTATAGGATAGCAAACGTCTTTTACTACTCCCTCGGTTGCTCCCTCTTCGCGTAAACAAATATGAATGTCCATTTGTTTTGAATAGAATTTCTCTACTAAACCAGAGACGTTTTGCGCATATAACCCGATTAGCGTTTCATCACTTTCTACAATAGCCAAATCGGATGTGGTTTTCTTTTCTATCTCGTCCAATTCGACCGGATTAGTAAGTAAAGGTTTAATGACCTTAATAGAATCGAGGACTTTTTTGAAGTCCTTTTTGGATTTTGCAACAGAATCGAGCAAGATATAAGGGTCAACGTCGTCAATCTTATATTTATCAATAGCCGCGGCCACGGTTTTCTTTTGCTTTGCATATAAAGCATCGATGTCGATATCGGCCATCTTATAAAAGAACTTACGGAGTGTGCTTGGCGCGACCGTTTTGAAGTAGAGTGGGTTTAATAAGAAGGATACAATTTCAAAGCCCTTAGGTTGTGTGAGAATAATATCGGTGAGACCTAGTTTGTTATAAATAATGGCTTGGCCCTGCCTTAAAGTGTCGGCCTTCGCGTTGTTAATATAAATTAATTGACTTGGCTTGTCTTTGGTTATATCTAACACGCGTTTTAATTTGAATGAGTCGAATTCTATCTCGACTGACATTTCCCTAGTCCAATCCGGGACTGTTGGTATATTGGCTCGGTCATCATTGTGACCTTCCATATCTTTACCGGTAATCGCCCAATGGATAGCGTTCAGGGTGTTTGTTTTGCCGCTCATATTTGGTCCGTATATTACATGGTAACCTCCATGCATGGTTACATATAAGCGCGATACATTTCTAAAATTATTGATGTTTATAGCGTTTATTTTCATATAGATTCATCTCCTTAATGCCTAGTCCGAGCAGATTGTGAAAATCTATCTCGTCAATTCCATATATATTGGAGCAGTCGTCGACTAGCGCAAAACGACCGTCTTTGTCTCTAGCGACCCCGATTACACAGCGAATATTCACTGCTCCGTGGGGTCTAATTGTTCTCACCATTGTATAGGCCATGACTCTTCCTCCTTTCTTATAAACTACCCAACTGCAAAACCAGCATCACGTGGTAAGTGAGGCATTGGCACTTGTGTGCGCATTCTTCCATAGCATAAAGAGGAACATTACGTCCCTGCATGATTGGATGCGATTGAATGTAGGCCTTGATGGACCTAGTTAGTCTTTCTCTATCGTTCATATAGTTTACTCCTTGCACTGCTCTCTCAATGCACCCCTATTCTAAATCACCCGGGAACATATATGCAACCATTTAATTTGCTTTTTTTCTATACGTTACGTGCGTGCGCTTTCTAATATAATGAAATTAAATATAATTAAATAAAACTAAAT